AAATCATATGTTGTCTGTAAGTGGTTAGATGTTTTGAAATCTATGATCCAACGTTCAGTTTTTCCGTTAAATTCCAATTCACATACTAAATCACACGTTCCAGCAACTTGAAGTTTATCCGAGAATAGGTGCACTTCTGCTTCTATTAATACAGGATTGTATGTTTCCCAAAAATCAACGAATCTAAGGAACATTTGCCAAACGTGTGCCGGCATTTTTGGATTACCATCAGGGTATAGAAATGTAACTTCTTTCCCATTTAACCAATCCTCAATCATTTCGTGTACTTGTGTACCTTCTGCAGCTGCTTTTTTAACAATATGTTCAGATGCATGTCCTACTTTTTTAAGCCAATCTTCAAAATATTTACCTTTTGGGTAAGTACTTAAAACGTGTGTAATAGAAGGATAATATTTACCATTTCGTCTATAATACCTTGAATCGGGCATTGTAACTTGTTGGTAATCATCTGAAATTTCTAATAATCTTTTATAAGATTTTTTTATCATAATGCTAATTTCTGTTCCATTAAATCGTAGTAGGTTAATGGGATAGTTTTTTGTATAAGTTTAGTGAAATTTTCGAAACCCATTTCACTCGGGTCCTTATCTTGCATATCCACAAGATAGACTTCTTTACCTTCTGCCATTAACTTCTCGCAGAATTTTAAAGCTTGTTTGATTGCATCCCTATCTAATGCAATATATATTTTATTTACAGCAGAAATAACTATTTTTTTCATTAAGCTACTCTGTATGTTTTTCCCTAATAGTGGTATTGCGTTTCTTTTTATAGCAATAGCGTCAAATAACCCTTCACATAGAATAATTGGTATATTCCAATTAATTAAATGTTCATTAGGTACTACATCTCTACTCGCTGATGGGTTTCTATACTTAACATAGGGTTCTTTTTCAAATGAACGAGCCGTAAAATAGTTTAACCTACCATCTGCATCATATGTTGGGATTATAATCATATTTTTATATAACCCCGATTTACAATAACCTATGTTGTACTTGAGAATATCGTATTTACTCACGTGTCTATTTTTTAGGTACGCGAGCGCATGTCTAGCCATTATATCGCTGTTATCAACGCTATCTAGGCCAATATATTCATCTGGTAGTACAACGGTAGATACAACTTGTGTTTCTTTAATAGATTTAGAAGTTTTTACTAAACTATTTAATTCTACAAACTTATCTGCAGCGGCTTTAACTTGTTTAAATAAATTATATATTGTAGTACCTCGAGCATCACAAGCCCAACAGTGCCATTGGTTTTTACCTTCACGATTTTCAGTTAAATTAACCTCTAATTTAGGTTTATGGTGATTACATAATGGACAATGATAAGCATAGTTGTTTCGAGCAGTTGCCTTACCCGAACCTAATACTGAATTCACTAATGTAACTAATAACTGGTTTACCATAAATGGTAATATACGACTTTATTTTCGCTCAACCACAAGATCTTCAAATGTTATATCAGCTAAATCTTTAGTGAAGAATTTACCTAAAATATTATCATTAAAAAATTCATCTGGTTTTTCTAATACTTGATACAACATTTGATATTTAATTTCAAAATAGGTAAGTTGTTTTTTTGTTTGTACACATTTTAATATGGTACGTTCAAATTCATCTTTTTTCCCTTCTAAAAGTAATTGTTTAATATCCGATTGTGAGCCATAATATTTAAGCCAATCTGATTCTTTAACTATTAATTTATATGAAGGTCTTCTACCAACTACCCCAGTTAGGGCCGCTAGTTCTTTTTTACCCAATTTTTTCTTTTGGTTGTGAAACAGTACTTTTTTCCCAATATACGATTTACCCGTAGGTTTGTGTGTTGTCATATAGACGAAACCGAATGTGCTTTCTGGGAATTGAGTGATGTCTCCTATCTCATGTTGTTTATAGGTCCAACTCATAATTTTATGTTTTAGTTAATAATAAATATTAAATTATTTAATAATATAATATTCTTTTGGTGTTATGTGGTTATTTTCCCACACATTAAACTTAACTATTTTATTAGATTTTATAGTATTTTTATAAGCGTTTGCATTTTCCTCAATAATATCCATGTATTTTTGAGGGATGTTTTTCATTTTACTTAATTGTAACCATAAAGATTTTGATTCTTCTCTTTGCCCTATATACCAAGATGTAAATGCTTTTTGAAAAATTAACATATAATCACCTGGGTAATCTATATCATATTCTAATGAAGGGGCATTAACATATTGTAAACCTAAACAAGCGTACATATAAGAAGTTTTCCATTCTTCTCTAGAACTATGTATTTTACTTAAATGGTAATAAGCCTCTGGTCTAGTAGGTAAATAAGAGATTGCGGTTTGAAGTTGTTCTCTTTCATAATCTGGGCGTCTTTTTGTATTATGTAATTGCTTCCAAGTTTTTAAAACACAACAATAAGCCATTTCAGGATCATAAGTGTGTAGCAATTCAGCTGCTCTTAAAAAATAAGATAAAGCAGCCGCTCCTTGTCCAATTTTTTCATATTCTTCTCCTAGCTCAGCGTTAATATAAGGATCATGGGGGTTATTAATATACTTATGTAAATATTCTTTTAGTCTATCCATTTATCATGTAGTCTTTAGCAAATAAAGAATCTTTATCTGTGTCCGTAATAATATTTTTATTAAATTTACTAAGGTATTTTTTATTAATCCACCAGTCTTCATAAGGACTATTCTTGTCTGGTGAGATATTAGATGCTATTATCGTGTATCCTTTACTTAATAAAAGATCTCTAGATTTTGTTCTCCATTCTTCATTTTCATCTATATAAAAATCATGTTCATATGTAATTACACCAAATTCTAAATCATCAAATGGGATTTTTTCTAAAACTTTAAACGTATTACTTGCAGGGTCTATATCTAATTGTAAATAATCTATATATTTAGGTAAATCATTATCCTTACATAGTTTAACATAGTCAACTTTAATAGCATCTTCAAGTAAACAAATATCATTTGGTCTTTGTTCTTTCCAACTCTTTACTAGTTTTGGTTGGAAGTCAAGTGATATTCCTCTCCATCCTAATTTAGACAAAAGTGCGGTATTGTTACCATAGAATGGATGCCCCGCTCCTATTTCAAGGTAAGTACCATTTGTTTTACCATTTAAACATGATAGAGTAAATAAATCTTGATAACATTGAGAATAATTTTTTTCAATCTTTTTTAACCCAGGAAATTTAAATTTAAAATTTTTATATTCTTCTTTAGTATAGGTTAAGGGTTCATGCCAAGTTACTTTTTTAGGTTTAGGGTTAAGGGGATAATCATCTTCCCACTCCATTTTATCTAATAGGGTAATGGGCATTTTTAAAATATAAGCCGCATTATCTTGATATCCAAAAGATATTATTAAATCATCTCCTTTAACTAGTAAACCACAACAAAATTCGATTTGAGTATCCATAAAGCTAAATGCTTTTGACAGTGAAACTAAATTCCAATCCTTATCCCATATCATAAATCTATGATAATAAAATGCGTCTTTTTTCATACCATGGTGGTGGAAAAAATCTACCTCATGTGTTATACACATTCTATAATCACCAAATTTAACCACAGGTGAACTCCCCCTTATTCCTCTAGGTAATTCAAGTTTGTCATTTTTAGTAATTACTGTCTTACTACTAATTATATCTAATGTTCCTTCTTCTACCTTTTCTGTAGATTTATCTTTTATGTCTATTTTTACAATTTCAAGTGGGTTAGCCCATTTAATAAAATGATAAGGCATATCAAAGATAGGCATCCAATTTTTTTCTAAATAAGTATGGGGGTCTACCTCTATTCTATCTCTGGATTTTTCAATACATTTTTCTTTATCCCATTCTACCTCACATAATTCCATTCGACCCTCACCATCATCCTTAACATCTCTTCTAACACCACAAACATAAAGTTTTTCATCCCATTTAAATACTCTAGCATCTTCTAAACCAATAAAAGTCCATACGGGTTTTATATCCCTTTCTGATGTATCTATTTTTTGATAAGTATCTACCTCTAAAGTATCAGGGTGTATTTTACATAAATAATTACCTGTTCTTAAATTAACATCATCTTCAGGATTTAAGTAAGCTAATACCCCCCATTTACAGTTAAATTTTTGGTTAAATTCACTATGATATAAAGAATAATGGACATGGCGTATATTTGCTATAATGTTTCCTTTATCCTCAAATAAAGCAACATTACACAATCCTGTACCATGTGTTAATTCTGAGGGTAATATTAATGGGGATATTGTTCCACCATTATTTATAACAATTTTTGATAAATTTTTTATCATTCAATAACAATTTTTACTTATTGGTTGTTTATAGAAGAAATTATTTTTTGAGTATCAAATATTTCACTTAAGTCATTATATGGGATACTATGTATTTCTTCTGTTAGAGCAAAAGGATTATAAGCTGCATTATCTAAAATTGGTTCCTTTGTAAATATTTCCGATTTTATATTATCATGTAATTTATACCCGAATATTTCAGGTTTTGTTGTTATCCAACAAACTGTTGATTTAAGATTTAAAGCTGCGGATAAATGTTGAGTAAAAGAATCTATTAATAATCTTTTTTTAGAAATTTGAAGTAAAATAGCTATACTTCTATGGTTATCTAAAGCATGTAATGTATTTGGATAAATTTTTTGGTTTTCTCTCTTTATATGTACTATAGTATAATCCTTTTTAAAATAGTTGATAATATCTAAAACATTAGATTCTGGGATATCTCGTGTCCATGAATAATTATAGGATTGTTCTACTGGTCCCCCATTTGTTTGAATTGCTAAGATAGGTTTTTCAGTTTTGTAGAAAGGGGTGAAATAGTCTATTTCGGGTTTTGTTAAAAATAGTTCTGGTTGTTCATTGTTGTAGGTTAAATCAAAAATTTTACACCATGTTTTAAGTAAGGGTATTGGTGACTCAAGTATAAAATCACTATCTCTATAAGGTTCACTTACAAATACTTTACATTCTTTCCCTTTAATATATTCAAGGTATAAACCTTGTAAGTTATCTACGTTTTTAACTTTATCTACTTGGGGATTGTTTAGAAACACATCAGGGTAGGCCGTTACTACTATTAAAGTAGAATCCTTGTAATGGTTTTTAATAACTTTGACCATGGCCGTAGCCATTATTGATTTCCCTAGGCCACCTTCTATTTGAAATATAATATTCATTTATAACTTTTTAATTTATAACCAATATACAAAAACTAATTAGTAATTCCTACTAATTTATGATTCTTGTTCAAAAACCATTTCCCATGGTAAACCCTCAGAAATAGATGGTTCTGTATCTAGTGCCTCTATTTCGTTTATATCTTCTGTATTTAAGTTTTCATAAAAAGATTTATCTACATTTGAAGTTACCCAACCTTGAACAATTTCTTCTGTAATATTTTCAAAAGGGATAAAACCTTCATCTGATGGACTACCTGTTAGAGTAAGCTCCCCTACTTTTTTTGCTAAATACTCTCCTTTATTAGATAAACATCTCCAATAAATAAGGGTAATAACGTCATTACTATCTAATCTTTCTATATTTGATATTTCCCAATTGTGTATAATCATATTTTTTAATTTTATCTTATTATAAATTTTTCTTTAATAGGTACATATAATGCCCCTCCGGTATTTATGTTAGGTAGTAATCTACTTTCCAATAATTCATAAGTTTATTTTATTAATTAAAAGCAAATATATTGATTTGTTACAACTCCTAAAGAGTTAGTTAGAATATAACCAAAATTTACCCTAGAATATCCTATTCCAAAAGCAGTTCCTCCTGAGTTTGTATAAACAGTGTCACCAACTTCTGGCCATGTATTAGAACCATTATGATAAAATGCTACAGTTTGGGATTGATTACAGACTAATTTATTTCCAGCTTGAAAAGCAGATGCTACATAAAAAGTTAAGTTAGAATACCCATAAAAATCACTATAGGCATCGGGTGCAGAAAAACTTGCAGAATCTGCCATTCCACCTAGTGATATATTAGTTGATGCTGTTCCTAATTCTGCTGAAATTTGACTCCCACTTATGGGTCCTGATGATGGTAATGCCATAATTATTTACATTTACATTTACATTGATTAGATTCTAAAACTTCTACTTTAAGAGTTAATGTTTTAACTGCTTCAATTAATAATGGAACAATTTTTTCATAATTAACCGCTTTATATCCGCTTTCTCTTGTTGTAACAGCTTCTGGTAGTATTGCTTCTATTTCTTGGGCTATTACACCTACATCATGTCCTTTATTACCATGAATTGTTTTTATTTCTTCTGGTAATAATTCTTTCCAATCAAATGTGTTACCTGTTACTCCAATTACTTTACATAAAGCATTTTCTATAGGTTTAATATTACATTTTAATCTTCTATCAGAGGTAGCAAACGCTACAACATCATTTGTTGCATCAATTCTACCTGTAGTTGTATTTAATGTAGTAGTACCACCAACTTGTAAATGGCATGATACTGTTAAATTAGTAGCATATGCTGTATTACTTGTTGTTGTGGTTAAGTTATATCCATTTAAAATTGAACTATAAGTGTGGCATACCTTCTGGGAACAACCTCCTAAAATAGCACCACAACCTCCAGTTGAATATACGACATTACAATAACCACCAAGAACAGAGGCTTTTGCAGCATCTACACCGTTACTTGCACCCCCTCCTATAAAGGCACAACTAGCGTTGGAAATAGTATTATTATAACCCCCTCCTATGAATGATGCATACCCCGCTGCATCATTAGAGTAACCACCACCTACAAAAGCATACGAGTTTCGAGCGCAATTATATCCCCCACCTACAACCGTGGTACATAAGGATATAGCCATATTTCCGGTACCACCACCTATAAAGGACTTGGTAGCTGTTATACAGTTATTATAACCCGAAACAATTCCACTACAACCACCAACTACTTTGTTGGTAGATCCTGCTCCAATAAAGTTATTCCCAGCACCTGTTATTGTATCATCAATTAAGTTTGAAGTCCCTGCAACTATGGCATTTGCTGAGTTTGCAGATGTTTGGATAGAATTACTTACACCAGCCCCAATAAAACTTTTGTTCCCTGATCCTGATATATTATTCCCTGAACCAGCTCCTATAAAACTACAAGACTGAGAACCTGTATTTTGTGCACCACCTGCTAATGATGTATTATTTCCTAATGGTTCTTTATGACTGTTTCCAAATTGTAAATTACCACCTTGTACTGTACTTAAACCTAAATCTTCACCATTTACAAACACGTGTCTACCCCCATATGAACCATACACATTAGATTCAGCAGTAGAAAAGTTATTAGCTTCATCACAAATAATCCAGGAAAAAGGATCAGTTGAATTAGATAAAACCAACTTATCATCCGCTGCAATCGAAGCACCACCATTTACATAAAGGTTCGAACCATCAAATGTTAAGTTTGCTTCTCCATTAACTCCTGTACCACCTGTAGCTGTTAATAATCTATTGTTAGTATTACCTGTGATTGATAATGCACCTGTTGAACCTTGTGCACCTTTTTGGCCTGTAGTTCCTTGTGAACCTGTACCACCTTTTTCACCTTTTTGACCAGTTGAACCTTGTGAACCTGTACCACCTTTTTGTCCAGTTGCTCCTTGTGAACCTGTGCCACCTTTTTCACCAGTTGCTCCTTTTTGTCCTGTTGTACCTTGTGTTCCTGTTCCTGTTGTACCTTGTGCTCCTTTAGTTCCTACTCCTACTTCACCTTTTTGTCCTTTTGCTCCAGTTGAACCTTGTAAACCAGTAAAACCTTGAACACCTTTTTGTCCAGTTGCTCCTTGTGAACCTGTGCCACCTTTTTCACCAGTTGTACCTTGTGAACCAGTGCCACCTTTTTGGCCTGTAGTTCCTTGTGTACCAGTTGTACCTTGTGTACCAGTTGTACCTTGTGAACCAGTTGCTCCTTTTTGTCCTGTTGAACCTTGTGAACCTGTACCACCTTTTTCACCTTTTTGACCAGTTGAACCTTGTGAACCTGTACCACCTTTTTGGCCAATTGTTCCTTGTGCACCTGTACCACCTTTTTCACCTTTTTGGCCAGTTGTTCCTTGTGAACCAATACCACCTTTTTGTCCAGTAGTACCTTGAGTACCAGTAGTACCTTGAGTACCTGTTGTACCTTGTGAACCAGTACTACCTTTTTGACCTGTAAATCCTTGTGAACCAGTTGTTCCTTTTTGACCAAATTCTCCTTTTTCACCAGTTGTACCTTGTGAACCAGTACCACCTTTTTGTCCAGTCGTACCTTGTGTACCAGTTGTACCTTGTGAACCAGTTGCTCCTTTTTGGCCTGTAGTTCCCTGTGTACCAGTTGTACCTTGAGTACCAGTTGTTCCTTGTGAACCGGTACCACCTTTTTCACCTTTTTGGCCTGTTGTTCCTTGAGTACCAGTTGCTCCTTGTGAACCAGTACCCCCTTTTTGGCCTGTTGTTCCCTGAGCACCTATTTCTCCTTTTTGTCCTTTTTGACCAGTTGTTCCTTGTGCACCTATTTCTCCTTTTTGTCCTTTTTGACCAGTTGATCCTTGCGTACCCGTTGTACCTTGGGTACCTGTTGTTCCCTGAGCACCTATTTCTCCTTTTTGTCCTTTTTGACCAGTTGTTCCTTGAGAACCCGTTTCACCTTTTTGTCCTTTTTGTCCTCTATCACCTGTAGCAACAAATGATATAATTACATCCTCATTATTTGTAAATGGGGATGTTGCTGATGATGCTTGATCATTAATGTTTATTGTCCACCAACCTGTGTTGAATGTTAAGTTAGCAATACTAAATAATATATATTGTGTTGCGTCTGTTCTATTTGATAATCTAACGTGACCTTTAACAGCTGATGTAACAGCATCCATAGTTTGAAGAAATTCATCTATGTTTGAACCATTGTCGTCTGTTGAGTCAATATACATCAAAGTAGATGCATTTTGAGTTGTTGAATTTAATCTTACTTCCCCTGTTCCTGGATCTGCAGCACCCGTACTTGAATCAAATGTATAATCGAAAGTAGCACCTCCAAATGAACCATCTGTTCCTTGAGCACCTAAATCACCTTTTTGTCCGGTTGTACCTTGGTTACCTGTTTGTCCTTTTTGTCCAGTTGTTCCTTGTGTACCAGTTGTTCCCTGTGTACCATTAGTACCTTGAGAACCTATTTCACCTTTTTGTCCTTTTTGTCCAGTCGTACCTTGTGTACCAGTTGTACCTTGAGAACCTATTTCACCTTTTTGTCCTTTTTGACCAAACGTACCTTTTTCACCAGTTGTACCTTGTGAACCAGTTGTTCCTTTTTGTCCTGTTGTACCTTGTGTTCCTGTAGTTCCTTGGTTACCTGTACCACCTTTTTCTCCGTCGGTTCCTTGTGAACCAGTTGTACCTTGTGAACCAGTTGTTCCTTTTTGTCCAAATTCTCCTTTTTCACCTGTCTGGCCTGTTGTACCTTGAGTACCTGTTGTACCTTGTGAACCAGTTGTTCCTTTTTGGCCTGTTGTTCCTTGTGAACCAGTTGTTCCTTTTTGACCAAATTCTCCTTTTTCACCAGTTGTACCTTGTGAACCAGTACCACCTTTTTGTCCAGTCGTACCTTGTGTACCAGTTGTTCCTTGTGTACCAGTTGTTCCCTGTGTACCATTAGTACCTTGAGAACCTATTTCACCTTTTTGTCCTTTTTGACCAAATTCTCCTTTTTCACCAATTGTACCTTGTGAACCAGTATCACCTTTTTGTCCAGTAGTACCTTGGGTACCTAATTGACCTTTATCTCCGGTTGTACCTTGTGTTCCGTCTTCACCTTTTTGTCCAGTTGTACCTTGTGAACCAGTTGTTCCTTTTTGACCAAACTCACCTTTTTCTCCGTCGGTTCCTTGTGAACCAGTTGTACCTTGTGAACCAGTTGTTCCTTTTTGTCCAAATTCTCCTTTTTCACCCGTTTGACCAGTTGTGCCTTGAGTACCATTCTCTCCTTTTTGTCCAGTTGTACCTTGTGCACCATCTGTTCCTTGTGAACCAGTTGTTCCTTTTTGACCAAATTCTCCTTTTTCACCAGTTGTACCTTGTGAACCAGTACCACCTTTTTGACCTGTTATACCTTGAGTACCAGTTGTTCCTTGAGTACCAGTTGTCCCCTGTGTTCCTTGATCTCCTTTATCTCCTTTTTGTCCAGTATCACCTTTTTGACCATCAATACCAGTTTCACCTTTTTCTCCGTCAGTTCCTTGTGTACCTGTGCCACCTTTTTGACCAGTTGTTCCTTGTGAACCTGTAGTACCCTTTTGTCCTTTTTGACCAGTAGTACCTTGTAGAGATAAGTTTGAACGTTGTTTGATGTTTCCTGAACCATCTAATACTAAGATGTCTGTTTCAGTTGTACCTGTAGGGGTACTATTAAGTTGTAGTGTATTTAGTGTAGCGTCTGATCCGCTAACTATCAGTTTTTTCCAATTTGGCATATGTCTCTTTATTATGGTTGGTACTTATTTAGTCCACTTCCGTTAAGGCCTATAATATAGTTATACATATGAACATAATAAAGAATAATCGAAGAGCCTATTGAAACTAGGAGTTTTTTTTAGTTTGAATATTGATAAACATCACTATAAAAATCGTTTGTTATATCATAAATCCTAAACCATTTTGGGTCAGTATTCCAAGGTACACTTACTTCGTCTGTACGAGTATATGTTGTACCCGAGAAAGTGAGAGTACTAAGGCCAACCCAACTACTACCTTCGTTAGGACTAAACTGTATACTGTATTGTAGGGGGTTAGATCCTGAATTGTTATCAACAGTAACGTCTACTTGTAGCATTGAAAAAATAGAAACAAACTCAATATTAGAAATACGGGTTGTTGGTGAGTTTATAAGTTGTGTTGGTGGTATACAAACATCTGACCAATCTATAGTATTTTGCTTTAATCTTGCGGATCCTCCTATACCATACATATAGTTTTTATTAACAACTTTGAGGAATGTTATTTCACCATTCGCACCAATATTCTTTTTACCCACTAGATTATTACCTGTACCATTTGTAAAATGATATTGATATACAGGGCGAGTATCTGACGCATCTAAATTTTTAACAAAGAAGTCATCTGCGTTATTACTAACTGGGTCTATATATCCTATATCCGTTCCGTAAAAATAAATAGAGGAAGCACTTCCTGTATTTGAAAGGTAAGTTACTGAAGATCCTGATAATTCAACTATAGAACTTAGATCCCATGCTGTGTTCATCTCATATTGTTTAACATACATAGGACCGGGTAATTGAGCGCCTACTGAGTTTTGTTGGTGACCCATGATTAAATTTAACCCATCTTGTGTAAAAGAAACATTTGATGATTCAGAATATACTGTGTTAATAGATGCACTTGAGTATGTTAAATATGGTAAAAAATCCGCTCTTTGGGCTACAGTAGAATTAACAGAAGTAATATCCCAAGCTGTAGATAAATCCCATCTACACAAAGCCCCCTTACCGGAAAGGGTTCTATATAATTTAGTACCATCATCACTAAAATGTAACCCCAACCCACTAATACTAGATCCTTGATCAGAAGAGTTAAAAGAAGTAGAACCAGAATTTACAAAGCTAATGGTAGACATATTATGGGGTGTAGACATAGAGAACTGTATCACCTCCTGAGATAGATCATTCGTAGTATTCCATCCCTGAGAGATGTAGAGTCTTGTTCCTCCTTCATCCACATAAACTCCCCCTCTTGCAAATGATTCAGAATTAGGAAATGATAATTGATAAGATGACATATTACTACTTATTCCTTCGTACCATTCTTCACAAGTTGGGGAAGGAGGTATAGCTGCCCCACTATTTTTACCCATTATTCTAAAAAAGTTAATATTACTCATTTATTTTCTTTTTAATTGATCTATTTGAATTTGTTGTTCTTTAATAGCTTCAATTAATAATGGAATAATTTTTTCATAATTAACCGCTTTATACCCACTTTCTCTTGTTGTAACAGCATCAGGTAATACTTTTTCAATTTCTTGAGCTATTACCCCTATATCGTGTCCTTTATTACCATGTATGTTTTTTATACTTTCTTCGTCTAATTCTTTCCAGTCAAAATTCACACCATTAATTCTTTCTACTTTATCTATAGCATGCTCAATAGGCTTAATGTTTTCTTTTAATCTTCTATCAGAAGTAGAATATGCTACAACATCATTTGTTGCATCAATTCTACCTGTAGTTGTATTTAATGTAGTAGTACCACCAACTTGTAAATGTTGAGTTACAGTTATATTATTAGCATATGCTGTATTTACTGCTGTTGTAGTAATACTAGAACCTCCTAAAATTACACTTTGAGCATGATTTATACGTCCAGTATTACCCCCTAATATAGCACTACAGCCACCAGAAGTACCAATACAGTTACAATACCCACCTAATATTTGGGCATGATTACTACCTGATATTATATTACATCTTCCCCCTAATATTGAACTATATTGGGAAGATCCTGAGATTGCAGATGAAGATCCTCCTAATATTATACCACAACTTACTTGTGGTGTTATTAGATGATTGGCTCCTCCTACTATTGAATTACGAGTCCCATTTAAAGTTTGATTTGACCCTATAATAAGGCTATCGGATTGTATTCGTCCTAAAGCACTACCATCTCCTTCTATAAAGACGTGTTTAGATTGAGCAGAAGCATATATTGTTTCATCAGAACCATATCCATACGCGTCTGCACTATCAGATAATATAAAGCTGAATTGGTCACCATCAGCATCTGTTACTAGTTTATTTCCTACATATACACCTATATGTCTGGTACTATTAATTAAATCTGAACCATTATATGTTAAACCAGCTTCACCTATTACACTCGTCCCACCAGTAGCTGTTAATACTCTATTATTAACATTACCCGTAATTGATAATGCACCTGTTGCACCTGTTGCACCTTTTTCACCTACAGCTCCGTTTGGAATAGAGAAGAATAATGTAGTTCCATCATAATAAAAACCTATTACATCAGTACCACCACTAACTGTAGTTGTAGTATATGAACCTCCACCTATTGTAACTGAACCTGCTGGTAGGGTTAAATTGTAAGTTGTACCACTTCCTTGTTTAACTAATATAACTCCTGTATCACCAGTAACTGCATTGGTAATAGATAATGTTCTATTTCCTGCTAATGTTACTTTAGCATTTGAACCTTTACTTTGATTCCAAACAAGAGGAGAAGCATCTACTATTGTCTGTTGGTCAATCGTTATTTTACCATCAGTTAGTCTTAAATCCTTTTGCATTTGGAAATCTTGACTAGCAGTTGTTCTTGTGTTAATTAGGAATGGGTAGTCATTTGTAGTTGCACTAATTGTTGTTCCTAAACCATCTACTTTTATTGCATAATTATTTGATCCTGATTGTGCTCCAGCGGCTATACCGACTGTAGAACCACCATAAATTGCTATACCATTATCATCGGCATCTGCTACATCATTTGTAAATACTATATCTCCAAGCCACCCTTCTATAGATTGACCTTTAATAGTCATATTACCACCTTTAAGACCTACTTCGCTAATTGCCGAATTATAAGTAAATTTAGCTGAACCAGATATTGCTGTTCCACCTGTCATTGTGACAATGTTATTATCAACATTACCTTCTAAATCTGCAGCACCTTTTTCACCAATTTCACCTTTTTGTCCTTTTTGACCAAATTCTCCTTTTTCACCAATTTGTCCTTTTTCTCCAAATTGTCCTTTTTCTCCTAATTCACCTTTATCACCTTCTTGTCCTTTATCTCCTGTTTGACCTTTTTCACCATCAATTCCTTGTGATCCTTTATTATCCCCTTTAATACCTTGGGCACCTTGTGCACCAAATGTACCTTTCTCACCTGTTGTACCTTGTGACCCTTTATTATCACCTTTAATACCTTGGGCACCTTGTGCACCAAATGTACCTTTCTCACCAGTTTCACCTTGTGTACCAAATGTACATTTCTCTCCAGTTGTACCTTGGGCTCCTTTATCACCTTTATCACCTATTTGACCTTTTTCACCAGTTTCACCTTGTGTGCCTAATTGGCCTTTTTCTCCAAATTCTCCTTTTTCACCAGTTTCACCTTGTGTACCAAATGTACCTTTCTCTCCAGTTGTACCTTGTGTACCAGTTTCACCTTGAGTACCGAACTCACCTTTTTCACCAGTTTCACCTTGTGTCCCCGTTTCACCTTGTGTACCAAATTCTCCTTTTTCACCAGTTTCACCTTGTGTACCGGTTTCACCTTGAGTACCGAACTCACCTTTTTCACCGGTTTCACCTTGTGTCCCCGTTTCACCTTGTGTACCAAATTCTCCTTTTTCACCAGTTTCACCTTGTGTACCGGTTTCACCTTTATCTCCTATTTGACCTTTTTCGCCAGTTGTTCCTTGTGTTCCAGTTTCACCTTGGGTACCGAATTGACCTTTCTCACCAGTTGTACCTTGTGTACCAGTTTCACCTTGTGTACCAAATGTACCTTTCTCACCAGTCTCACCTTGTGTTCCTGTTTCACCTTGTGTTCCTGTTTCACCCTGTGTACCAAATGTACCTTTCTCACCAGTCTCACCTTGAGTACCTAATTGTCCTTTTTCACCAGTTTCACCTTGAGTACCAAATTCACCCTTTTCACCGGTTTCACCTTGTGTACCAAATGTACCTTTATCTCCTATTTGTCCTTTTTCACCAGTTGTTCCTTGTGTCCCAGTTTCACCTTGAGTACCAAATTCTCCTTTTTCACCGTCTGTTCCTTGAGTACCAGTTTCACCTTGTGTACCAAATTGACCTTTTTCACCAGTTTCACCTTGTGTACCAGTTTCACCTTGGGTACCGAATTGACCTTTCTCACCAGTTGTACCTTGTGTACCAGTTTCACCTTGTGTACCAAATGTACCTTTATCACCTATTTGGCCTTTTTCTCCATCTGTTCCTTGTGTTCCTGTTTGGCCTTTATCACCTTTTTCACCAGTTTCACCCTGAGTACCAAATTCACCCTTTTCACCGTCTGTTCCTTGGGTACCAGTTTCTCCCTGAGTACCTGTTTCACCTTTATCTCCTCTATCACCTACTGTAGTAAATGACACAACAACATCTTCGTTGTTTGTAAATGGGTTTATATCTGAAGCTGCTTGGGATCCTATATGTAGTTCCCACCAACCTGTTTTATCTATTAATGTGCTTATACTAAACAAGGCAAAATCATTTGCATCTGCTTTATTAGCAATTCGCATGTGACCTTTAACTGCAGATGTTACTGAACCTATTGAGGTTAAGAATGAATCTATTGAATTACCTTCATCGTCTGTAGAATCTATAGAGGATGAGAATGAAGATGCTTGACTTCCATTTCCATTATCTAATGCTATTTTACCAGTACCATGATCTACCATAGTGGTAGACGATGTAAAAGTATAATCGAATGAAGCACCACCAAATGTACCTTCAGTACCTTGAGCACCTAAATCACCCTTTTCTCCTAATTCACCTTTATCACCCGTTTCACCTTGCGTACCTAATTGGCCTTTTTCCCCAAATTCTCCTTTTTCACCATTAGTACCTTGTGTACCTGTTTGACCTTGAGTACCGAATTCACCTTTATCACCTATTTGACCTTTTTCACCAGCTTCACCTTGAGTACCAAATTCACCTTTTTCTCCGTCAGTTCCTTGTGTTCCAATTTGACCTTTTTCACCGAATTGACCTTTCTCACCATTAGTACCTTGTGTACCGGTTTCACCTTGGGTTCCATCTGTACCTTGCGTACCTAATTGGCCTTTTTCACCCGTTGTACCTTGTGTTCCTGTTTGGCCTTGAGTACCGAATTCACCTTTATCACCTATTTGGCCTTTCTCTCCATCTGTTCCTTGAGCACCAGTTTCACCTTGTGTTCCAAATTCACCTTTCTCACCATCCGTTCCTTGTGTTCCAGTTTGTCCTTGTGTACCAAATGTACCTTTATCTCCTATTTGACCTTTTTCACCGTCTGTTCCTTGAGTACCAATAGTACCCTTTTCTCCAAACTCACCTTTCTCACCTAATTGACCTTTATCACCATCCGTTCCTTGTGTTCCAGTTTGTCCCTGTGTTCCAAACTCTCCTTTTTCACCTATTGCTCCCTGGGTACCAATATCCCCTTTATCTCCTATTTGGCCTTTATCACCATCTGTTCCTTGAGTACCAGTTTCACCTTGTGTTCCAAATTCACCTTTCTCACCTATTTGGCCTTTGTCACCATCTGTTCCTTGTGTCCCAGTTTCACCTTGAGTACCGAATTCACCTTTTTCACCGAATTCACCTTTTTCACCATCCGTTCCTTGTGTTCCAGTTTGTCCCTGTGTTCCAAACTCTCCTTTTTCACCTATTGTGCCTTTCTCTCCATCTGTTCCTTGTGTCCCAGTTTCACCTTGAGTACCAGTTTCACCTTGCGTACCTAATTCACCTTTTTCTCCATCTGTTCCTTGGGCACCTAATTGACCTTTCTCACCGAATTCACCTTTATCTCCTATTTGGCCTTTTTCTCCATCTGTTCCTTGTGTACCTGTTTGTCCTTGGGTACCAAATTCTCCCTTATCACCAAATTCTCCTTTTTCACCAAATTCTCCTTTTTCACCAGTTGCACCAAATTCTCCTTTTTCGCCAGTTTCACCAAATGTACCTTTTTCGCCAGTTTCACCTTGTGTTCCAAACTCACCTTTATCTCCTATTTGACCTTTTTCACCATCTGTTCCTTGTGTTCCTGTTTGGCCTTGTGTTCCAAATTCTCCCTTGTCACCAAATTCACCTTTTTCACCAGTTGCACCCGTTTCACCTTGCGTACCTAATTGACCTTTTTCGCCAATTATACCTTGAGTACCAAATTCACCTTTATCTCCTAATTGGCCTTTATCACCAATAGTTCCTTGAACTCCTTCTCTACCTTGTGCTCCATCTGTTCCTTGAGCACCTAAATCACCTTTTTCACCAGTTTCACCTTGTGTTCCTGTTTCACCTTGAGTACCATTTGTACCTTGTGTTCCTGTTTCACCTTGGGTACCAGTTTCACCTTTATCACCTATTTGGCCTTTTTCACCAGTTAATCCTGTTTCTCCTTTTTCACCTACATCACCTGTTACTAGAAAAGATACAATAATATCTTCTGTATTTGTAAATGGAGAGTTTGTTGAAGATGCTTGATTTGTTATGTCAATTACCCACCATTGATCCGTGTCTTGAACGGTTAATTCCGTTATTTGAAACAATAAAAATTGGGTTGCGTCGGTTCTGTTAGATATACGAACGTGTCCTTTTATAGTTGAAGCTACAGCCTTAATTGATGATAGAAATGAATTAATGCTTGTACCATTATCGTCGGTAGCATCAATATACATTTCATCTGATGTATTTTGTGTTGATGAATTTAATTCAACTATACCTTGGCCTGGATCGTTTCCTCCTGCTGTATCTGTAGAAAATGTATAATCGAAAGTAGCACCTCCAAATGAACCATCTGTTCCTTGAGCACCTAAATCACCTTTCTCACCTGTTTCACCTTGAGTACCAAGTTCTCCTTTTTCACCAGTTTCACCTTGTGTACCAAATTCTCCTTTTTCACCAGTTTCACCTTGTCCACCTACGGGACCTTGACCACCAGTTGTACCTTGGGTACCTTTATCACCAAATTCTCCTTTTTCGCCATTAGTACCTTGTGTACCTGTTTGGCCTTTTTCACCTTTATCACCTAATTGACCTTTGTCACCGTCGGTTCCTTGTGTCCCAGTTTGTCCTTGTGTACCAAATGTACCTTTTTCACCAGTTTCACCTTGTGTTCCAGTTTCTCCCTTATCTCCTTCTGTACCCTTATCTCCTTGTGGGCCTGAATCTGCATCTACCCATTGTGAGCCGGATACAGTAGAACTTAGGACTTGCCCTAAAGTACCTGTAGTTTCATTAGTATCATATATAGATTGTGATAAGTGGGTTGATCCACTAATAAGAACATCATTATCTGATGTTAAAGAATTTAAAATTGCATCTGATCCACTAAGGATGATTTCCTTCCACTGCGCCATAAGTTATAATATATGATTATAAATATTAAAATTTTATTCTAATACAGGGGGGGCGATATCATCTGATTTTTCTAACTCGTGTGATTCTATTTCTTTAATTTGAGTTTGAATCTTTATTTGTAGAGTACCCATAAAAAAAGCATCTATCCCTGTAATTTGTACGAAGTTTAATCCTGTTCTTAGTGCTTTTATTTCTCTAAGGGTTAAACCTTCTAATGTATATAACTCTTCCATAATAACCTCTTTTTAGTTTTTTTTATTTTTTCTTGCAAAGTTTTGTAAATCCATTTGGGCTTGTTCTTGGCTTATTATAATTTGCTTTTGGTACATTGTATCTAGTTTTTGAGTCAATGTAACTATCCGTTGCATATCTTTACCTCTAAATTCAGATTCACCTATAAAGGTAAGTAAGAAATGTAATTCTTCTATAGATAAGGATGGTAGATCCCTTTTGAGATCTACCATTCCTGTTTCTATATATCCTACTTTAAAACTCATTTTTTACCTAAGTAATTATGAGTATATGTAGATATCTTCATTAGCTGCTACGAAAAGGTTACCCTTTTTAGTATATTTAGCTATTACTGCAGTTGGATCACTAGCTGCTCCTTCAATTACAGATGCCATAAATGCATCTGGTACCATTGCGCTTTGTGCTGCATCGAATGAACCTGTAACTCCCCAACGTGAAACTGCTGAGTCCCATCCAAATGCCTCTGCATCTAAAGAACCACTTTGTTGAACCGCGATACCACCGTCTCCAGGGGCATTTGATCCAGAAGCCATTCTAATCCATCTATCAGCTACATCTAAGTTTTCAGTACTTTGGAAACTTGCAGTACCTAATACTGTTAAGTTATTATTTACTGTTAAGTTATTTTGAACTGCTACATTGTTAGATAGCGATACATCTCCTGATGAAACTGTAAAGTTACTATCTGAGAATGAAGCAATACCTTTGTTAGCTGAACTTGCATCTTCTCCGCTAACAGTAATACCTTGACCTGAAGCTACGGTATTGATACCTTCCCCAGCTAAAATACTTAATGTTTGTGTTTTTAATGCTACTGTTCCAGTTCCAGATTCCCCTGCAGTACTTAATGTTGAAGCGATTCCAGTTATTTCTGAACCATCTCCTTTAAATGAACCGGTAATAGAAGTTGCTTCTAAACTAGTTAAACCTACAATTGAAGCTGCGGTTGCACCTAAAGCTACTGATGTAGTACCTAATGTTACATCATCATTTACTAATTTAGCATTAGTAATTGATCCTGCTAACATTGCATTAGTAATACCTGCTGCTTTAACATTTAAAGTATCGGTAGTGATTTCAATAGATGAATCATCTACGTTTACTGATAATGCTGTTCCAGCACCACCTGCTAAACCTGCTCCTGCTACTGAAGTTGCGATTTGAGTTGCTGTAATTCCAGCATCTGCTACTTTAATACCATTTGCACTTACATCTAATGTAGTACCTGAGGCTGAAACTGCAAATGTTGCTGTTGCTGCTCCATCGTAAGGACCACCTGATAAACCATTACCTGATACTAGGTCTGGTAAATCTGTTGTTCCTGAAAATGAACCACTAAATGTACCTGTTGCTGTAACATCTGTAAGTGTTAAACCGTCAAGTGTAGTTGCAGTTGTACCTAAATCTACTTCTGTAGTACCTAATGTTACACTATCGTTTGTTAGTGCACTGTTTGGGATTCCAGATAAGTTAGCTTCAACTACTTTAATACCACTTGCACCTACTGCAATAGTTGTATCTTCAGCTTGAACTACAAGCTCATTACCTGAAGTTGAAAGACCATTACCATCTAATGCGGTTACATCTACATCTACTGTTACTCCGTTAACTGCACCATCATAACTAAATGTTTGTATTCCTACTCCATTGGTTAAAGCGTTAGTATTTGAGGCTACTACCCCTGTTAATCCACTACCATCTCCTTTAAATGAACCAGTAAAAGAACCTGTAAGTTCTGCTCCTGCTTGTCCATCTACTAGATAGTTAGCATCGTTTTGTAATGCCGATATCGCGGATCCCGATACGACTACTTTTTTCCATGTTGCCATTGATTTTTTTGTTTTTTATTATTTGTTAAATTTTGAGATTGTTCTCATTTATAAATATGAAACCTATTTTTTAAATTAATGTTTTTTATTCAATTCCTATATAAGCAGATGCTGAAGTAAAGTATAAACCACCTAATATAGCAGTAGGTGTGTAAGCATTATCTTGAGCAAAAAATTGTATTGTTCCTTCACCGTTTACGTTAAACACTCTTGGATCGTTTGCTGCAGATCCTGATTTTATAAAGAAATTATTAGCTTCATTCCCTACTGGAATTGTAAATTCTGAACTACCTGTTACTGCTAATGAACCTGTAATTTCTGCTGAACCTGAAAATGGGAAACCTGCTCCTGATGATCCTGATGATAATACTGCGATTGTAGATCCTACTACATTATTATATGCCGCTAATCCTAATCCTTGTCCACCACCAGCTAAATCATTTGCACCAGCTATAGACATAAAACTTCCTGATAATTGTGAAAGCATTAAGAATGATTGGTTATATGTTAAAGAATATCCTGTAGGTTCTTCAAATGCTGGTATAGTTGCACTTGCGGATGCATAAAAACTAATTGTATTAGCATTATCTCTAGTTAATACTCTAGTTATCTCATATTGAGCATATCTTCCTGTTAGCCCTGTTCCTGCACTTGAAGTTGCTTCAAGTTGTCCAATAATACCCCATTTTAAGTCTCCTGCTACATATTCTGCATCTTCACTACCTGTTATTGATCTAAAATCTTGAGGTGGGTTAATATTACTACCTCCTGGTTTAGAAAATGAAGATGTAGCTACATAAATCCATCCTGCTGGAGGGGTAATAAATGTAAATTGATCTACACCAGAAGCTTCTGATGTTGATTCTAAAGTTATAACTTTTGTACCTGGATTATATGATGTTATTCTTGTAGGGTCTGTATATTCACCTGAAGATCTTAACATCATTCCAGGTTCTATTGAACCTGATCCTAAAAATCCTACCTTATCTCCAACTACTGTTGCTTGATCAGACCCTGCTGTATAAGTTACACCAACTCTAATAAATGAATTTTTTAAGTTAGAACTTGTTGTATATATTTTAGCACTCGATACATTTATCGAAGCAAATTCTAATGTAGGCTTAGCCATATTTTTATTTTTTTTTTATTTACTATAATTTAACACTCAATATTATTGGTGTACCGTTGTCAATTCCTGTTACAAGTATACTATTTATGTTAGTACCTAAATTATACTGGAATGCAGGTGTTAAACCTCCTGATGTTCCTGTTCCAGATACACCTATTGCTGACCCTACTACTGGTATAATTTGTTGTTTATCACTAAACCCATTTCCATTATTTAAACTACTAGGTACAGTTAATGTTAATCCTGATACTTGTTCATCTGCATATAATTGAATTGTATTAACTCTGATATTACCTACTGATGGGGCTGCTAATAATATTGCTGTAACATCACCACTTGAGTTTGTAACTGTTGCTTTAGGAGCTGGTATATAAGCACCTTCTGTACCTATTGTACCTCCAGAAGCTGCTACTGTTACATCAAAAGCATTTGTTGTAACATTTGAAATAGCTAGGTAGGAATAATCCTCACTCATATTTCTAATTACAATATAATCACCACTTGATAAACCATGTGCTGGGGATGTTATTGATAAAGTTGTAGTTAATCTACTCCAAGATAACCCTGAATATACATTACCTGTTGATGTTAGATGTAATTCATAATTAGATCCATCTTGAGCTGCTTGGAATGATATTTCATTATTGTAGCTAGTTCCACCACCTGAACCATCAGCACCTTTTTCACCTGTTCCAGTTATACCTTGTACTCCTTTATCTCCAATTTCACCTTTTTCACCAGTTTCACCTTGTAAACCAGTTTCGCCTTTTTCACCGATTTCTCCTTTATCTCCAGTTTGTCCAAACTCACCTTTTTCACCTATGGCACCTTCTTCACCTTTATCTCCTTGTATTCCTGCTCCTATTTCACCTTGTGATCCTTTATCTCCAATTTCACCTTTTTCACCAGTTTCACCTTGTGTTCCAGTTTCACCTTTTTCTCCTAATTCACCTTTTTCACCAGCTCCAGTTTGTCCTTTTTCACCATCGGTTCCTTGTGTACCTGTTTCACCTTGTGTTCCAAATTCACCTTTTTCGCCATTTGTTCCTTGTGTTCCAGTTTCACCTTTTTCTCCACCTACACCTTGTTGGCCTTTTTCTCCTTTATCACCTGTACTTCCTGTACCTGTTTCACCTTGGGCTCCTTTATCACCTACTCCAGATTCACCTTTTTCACCAGAACCATCTGATCCTTGTGTTCCAGTTTCACCTTTCTCACCAAATGTACCAGTTGAACCTTGAGCACCTTGAGCACCTTTATCACCTATTTGGCCTTTTTCACCATCTGATCCTTGTGTTCCAGTTTCACCTTTATCACCATTATTACCTTGTGTTCCAGTTTCACCTTTATCACCTATTTCACCTTTTTCGCCAAGACTACCTAAAGCACCTTGAACACCTTTTTCACCATTTTGTCCTGTTGCACCTTTTTCACCTTTATCACCAAACCCAGTTGTTCCTTGAGAACCCGTTTCACCTTTATCTCCTGATAATCCACTACTACTTCCTGAGTATAACAAACCATCTGGATCAATTAATACAATACCATATGCTGTATCGGTTTTATTTTCTTCTACTTGTTTGAATGTTACAGATCCTGTTGTAAACAGAGAACCTGTAAGTGTTAAGGATCCTGATAGTTTTATATCATAAGCTTCAGCTCCTGTAAAGGCATCTATGGATTGTGAGACCTGTAATGCTTCAATTGTTTGTCCGGTTTGTATCCCGTTATTGGATAAAGTATTTGCCATTGGTATTAAGGTTTAATATTTTGTTATAAATATATAAAGTTTTATTGTCTATCAATATTTACTAAAATTGTTGTGTCAGTAGTTCTAGAGGTTGGAAGCGGTTGTGCTAATTTGCCAATAGCTACTAAATCATTATTATTATTATATAATCCTACAGTGGTAACATATGGGGAAAAATATGACCCTGTTACATAAGGATATACGGACCCATCATTACTTGATCCGGTTATTGTTGTAGGATTTAATGTATAATTAAATTCACTTTCTCCTAACGTACATTTGTATTGCGTCTCATAAATAGAAAAAGAGGATGAAAATGACATAGTTATATTAACAGTATTTACAAAATTTTCAACATCGTTATTTCCCACAGTTCTTCCACCATAAAACCCAGCACCATATTCTGAATCTCCATATTCAGAAAAGTTTCCTGTTCCAGTTTTTCTATCACCTCCAGTAAATATTACCATACCATGTTCGTATATGACGTTACCTACTACTATTGTTTTATAACTGGTTGGGACATTCATTTGGAGTCTACCCTCACCATCATCAAAATAACTTCCACTATCAGTAGTAATTTTTAATGAATTTGGTTGAATATAATCACCGAACATTGCTTTGGGTACAGAAAGTACTCCAATAAATGGTTCATATACTACTAAACCATAATTACTTTCACCATATTTAGATTCACCATAGTTACCCCCATCGTTAGTATATGTAGAGTAAGAACTAGTAGGCCAATATTTTTCTGGTGATAAATCTGTTTGTTCGTAATTATTAAAGGCATTTGATGCTATTCTACCTGTAGTAGTACCATCAATGTTTATAGATTGTGTGTTAGCTATTTGTACTTCTCCATTACTACTAGAGATGTAATTAGCATAATATAATTGTTGTACCGAATAGTATACACTAGATTCGGTTATTTCTGTTACATATCCTGTTACAGTGCTAGAAAATTTATTTCCTAAAAAACGATCAATACCCACATCAGATGCAGTCAGGGCGTTTCCTTCAAAAGTAAAGCCCTTAGTTATCTCTAATGGTGAGATAATTATATCTTGTGAGTTTAATGTTTTGTACGCCGCCATCCATTTTTAGAAATCTAGTTTAACTCTAATTAAAGATTCTTTTGTAAAATCTTTGTTAAGAGGTTTTGATAATTTTGCTACTGCTAATAATTCATTACTATCATTATACATACCTACTGTTGTAATATATGTTTGTGGGTTGTTTATGAAATAATCATAAATAACTTCACCAGTTGATCCTGAAATATATGATGGGTTTTCTGAATAGTTAAATTCACTGTTTCTAGTTCTAACAAATATAAAATCTGAAGTGATTGTTTCTTCAGAATTTAATCCGAATTGTGATCCAGTTAAAAAAGATTGAAATAACCTTGCTGGATTATTACCAGGTGAATTTGAATCTGTATCAGTGTTTAAGTTTATCCCCTCGTTACTATTTAAATCTAAAGCGTCACCATTTAGAAGGATTGTCCCAATATCTGGTAAGAATAAACCATATGAACCATTTGCTGCTGTATACCCATTTCCTCCTGAACCTGAATTATAAGCATATCCGTTTGAACCACTAATTACCTCATATGCTCTGGTTGTACCATAATATGTAGGTATATTTACCATGTTTGAGTTATCAGTTAATTGTAAGGTATTTGTTGATGATGGATTACCAACACGTCCTCCTAACACTAGATTCATAGAACCTGGGAATAGTGATTGTTTGTATCTTGCTCTTTCTATACTTAAAGCATAAATTGAACTTCCAGTAACTCCTCCAAATACGAATGAAGAATTTTCATCTTCTAATACTAATGTTCTATACTGACCATAAATTGTTGAAGCTGGTGAAACACCAGGAGCAACATTTTCATTATAAGCTAAAGAACCACCTCCAAGTGCATTACCATAGGCTATTTCAAATTGAGCTTGTGAATTTGAACCCGTTGGGTTTTCGTTGAATACCGTTGTATAATAAACTCCTGATGCCCCATTTACCTGGTTTGATTGAGTAAAGTATGTGGTTAAAGTAGGTGCGTTATTTGTCCAACAGGTTGCAGTTTGTGCCTGTGCACTTACTACAAAATCATCTGCTTCTAATCTTTTAAATCCCATGTTTTATATATTATGTTGTTGACTTAGTTATTGTAATTGGAACTGTTATTCTTGCCCCACTATCTAATCCTACTATTGTTAATGTACTAACTAAAGTTGCATTAGACCCGAACAATGTATTAACAGTTGTTGCTCTTAATGACATCTGTGTACCTGTAATTGTTGAGGAAACGTTTGTACCAATAGTTGTTGTAGAATTAATATTAGCATTTGTAGCAGCTACAGTATTAATACCTGTTGCTTCAAATGTATTTAACAATCTAATATCAGCTATTGTAGCTGAATATCCTGCAGTTTCAAATACTTGATCATTACCTAAGTAATTTAACGTTTGAGGAGTAATAGCTAAAGTAGCACCTTGTTGTAAGGTAATAGCTGAGTATCCTACATTTAATACTGGGAGTTTTGAAGTACCTCTTGGTAATGTTGTTAACTTATACTTCATTATTTGTGATTCAAGAGGAAATGCTTCTAATAGAGGCATTCCATCTATAGCTTCACCATAGAATGCAGAACCAGAGGCATGTGTTGGATTATAAAGTGTATAATCTATTTCATCATCTGCTAATGCAAATTGTGTAATTCTAAAAGAACCATCGTTAGCTGCTAACAATTCTCTACCTTTTGTTGTTAAGATAGCATCAACTGTTATTACTGAATTATTTAAATATCCCATTTGTGTTTATTATTATATGTTATAAATATGTTACTCTATTAGTTTTTTATCCCTTAGGTCACGAAGTACTTCATCCGGAGAAATTTCCAATTTAGCTATCGGATATTCTGGGAATAAGAAACCTGAAGGTGTGTTATCTTGTTTTCTTAAAGGTGGTGTATATGATATATAACTACCTGAAGCATTCTCAGTGTATGATTGAGTCGCTGGGAAAGTACTTGTCCAATCCATTTCTGCAATTGTACTACCTGTGTTTAAAACTTCGGTGTTTTTAGAATCTACCCATTTAGTTAATTGTGGTAATGAACCATAAGGGAATAAATCATTTACTATGACTGTGTTAGGAGAATATACATTTCTTCTTATTAAGAAAAATTGAATATTAACACCATTAGAAATATCTCGGTCAAGTATTATTTTTAATTTATTTACCCCAGTTTCAGTAAGGTTTCTAGATGGAGATACTACCTCAATTATTTTATATGTTTGACCTTCAGTATTTACAAAACGAATTTCGTCATTAGGGTCTACTCTCCATTCTAAATTTGGACGAGGCCAAGCTGTATCTGTTGGTTCTTCTCCACCAGGAAATGCTGTACTAGGACCTGGTTTATAAGGCAAGTACCCTATATAATAACTATCATTGTATGATATATTACCATTTTCATCTTTTAATAATAATGTGTTTTTTACAGGTTGTAATGTTGCGTTACCTTTTGTAAAATTCATACTTAGACTAGCCTCGTCTTCTATTTGATTTAAGAAAACATTTTGTGTATTGTCTACCGGAACTCTATAATATTTCGTTATACCACTACCTAAAAGTTGTATACTTCCATTGATAGAACCCGTAAAGAACTGTGCGTTATTTGATGTGTTTGCTATTTGAATAAATCCTTTACTACCAACACTAAGGGTGTTAATTTGATTTACATCAGATGTCAGGGATTCACCTAATGATGATGAAAATGCTACAAATACGTTCTCAACACTACTATAATTAGTACTATCAAAAGAGAAATTAGGTAGTTGTTGTTCTACATCATTAAAATCACCATTAAAAGGTGGATTTGATGTTACTGTTGAGCTTGTAAAAGCATATGAGTAATCGTTTGATGATAAAGATTGAGAAAATTCCCAATAAGGTCCGTTTATAGCATTATCCTCTGTATTATCTTCTGCTGAAGGGGAGGTTATAGCCATATTAACAAAAGGACCTTTAACTGGAACTTGGAGTTTTATTGGTGTTGCATTACCTCCTCCACTTAATCCCTCCCCTTTTACTGGTATTCTATCTGGGTTGAAATAATTTTTTCTACCATCACTATTAATTACACTTTGATTTTGAACTAAAGACGTTGGTTCTGCTTTCCATCTATATCTTTTCCCTGTCTGTATAACGCAGTCAGATTCTGCTTGAAAATTCCATTCTACATAGGCTACTTGAGAAAGAGGTCTACCTGCACTTGTAATTGCATTTTGAATAAGTCGCCAAAATATACCAGTTCTATAATATGGAAAAGAAGACCCCCAACCACTGCTATAGAAGCCTTCATCTGATGATATTGCTGCTACACTTAGTACTAAAGGAGTACCTGTTATACTAACCTCGTTTGTTGAAGTTATTTGCCCAAAGTATACACTTAAAGTTGGTGGTGTTGTAAATTTAAATTTTCTCCTTGACCACCCAGTATTAGAATCACTTGAATTATTATTGGCTTGGCTTGTTACTTGAAAAGAAAGTTTAATCTCACCCACTCTATTACTACCATATTGAGATGAAGCACCACCCCAAAATGAGGAATATCCCACCCTTGTTCTAAATTCGTTAGGAAGGGTTTGTGTTTGTTTATAATTTAATGTAACTTTATAATCATCTGAAAGTGCCGTACTTCCTGCAGCACTAGCACTAGCTACTGGATCTAAAGTAAAAAATATTTCTCCTGGGGCACCATAATATGGATTAGTAATTGCAGTATTATTATAGTCTGGGGTTGTAGGATCTGCACCTGGTTCTATAAACCATTCTGAACCGGTCCATTGTGCAGGTGACAATGGGAAAACATCTCCTGTTGCCGCTGTTGGATCACCATTTATAATAATAGGAGGTGGAACCGCCCCTTCAACTAACTGCCCATCATATTCTCTTGCAAATTGTCCAAATCTATTAAGAAATGTTGCTTGTAACCTAGAGGTATCTAACGGTTTGTCAGCACCAGAACCTGTAATACCAGCAAATAAGTTAAGATATGATGGATTTTGTTGGTTTACTTTATTTACATCAAAAACACTACCTTGGAGTCTCATTGAATATTGCATAAACTCTTGTTCAAAGCTACTAACAAAATTAGGATTTCCCTCTAATGGGATAGAATCCGCATAACCATTAGATGATGTTTGAGAATATAATATTGGTAGTGGTTGTTTTGCCACTAAAGAGGTTGTCCTAAACCCATTTAATTGGTCATATTGTGATGAACCTGATATTTGTGATATTGACACGTTTCCTAAACCTCCTTCATCCCATACTCCTTCTACATCAAGTGCAGTATAAGGGGATAATAAAGGGTTTAATGCATCTCCTTGACCATTAATTAAATATTTAAGGTTAAATTGAGTATTATTATTTAATACTGGGTATGGATCTATAATTTGATCACAATAAGCAATATATGCTCTTTTATAATCAATTACAGGCACCTTACCATAACCACCTTGTAAACCATCAATAGTATTTATATCATTAGCCGATGTTCTACTACCTAAGTATCTATTTTGTGTCCACCCAAATGATGAATAATTAGATTCAGGTACTGAAGATTTTTCAGCTGAACCACTAAGTATGCTTTGAAAGTTAATTGGGTTAGTTATGTTAGTAGAATAATCTATTTCTTGTATTTGACCATTCGTTCTATATGCAAATGTATTATTTAATAAAGGCTGACAATCTGGTGTATTACTAAACCCTAATGTGCCTTCAAATGCGTTTTCAATAAATGTAGGTACTCTACCATCTCCCTCTCTACTAGCTGTAGGTGTATTAAATTCTAATCTATATTCACTAACAATAAGTGAATTGTCTATTTCAGATAGAGGTTGTGATGAAGTTACAGCTAAAGATAATGATAAACAATCTTTTATTTGGATTGATTCCGATGGTATTAAATAACTCATAGTAACAGCTAAACCATTAACATGAATATTTTCATCTAAAAATAATGATTCAGTTACAAAGTCTGATGTTATGTTAGGTACATTATTTGGATAACTACCTGTGTATATTCTCATAGAAGCAGTAGGCCAAGTTGGTCCATCACCTTCTTCACCTTCACCATATATGTCAGTTCCATAATCCGCTGCTCCATACTTTGCACCATCATCACTACCTGTCCATGCATTTAAAAACATTGAAGCTGTTACTTGAACATCATTTTGTGGGATTTGGTTAAAGATATATAAACCATCTAAAGATTGAGTAAGAGAGGATGAATAGTTAATATACACATCATTTACTCTAGTAGAAAATATACCTGCGGGGTCAGCGAATGGTTGAGTAGGTCTTGGTCTTGCATTAAACGCAGTAACAATGAGGTCAAAGTTTGATGGAGAATTTCCACCTAAATTAGTAGTTATAGTACCAGGGACTGCAACAAATATTGCCTCCTGGTTTGGTTGTAAATCAAAATACTCTCCTGTATTTTGAGACCCAGTATATGTAAGAGTAACATTGGAAAGGGCATTATTTGATAATGATGCTTTATATCCTACATAATATCCATATTCAGCGTACAACCCAAATTGTGTTGAACCTGAAGAGGCGGCATTTGTACTATCTAAATCCTGAAATACACTACTTGTATAAGTAAAATCTCCATTTGGTAAAGTAATGCCTGGGAATTGTGTAGGTAAAAAATTGGGACTGAAATATTGACCTTGTCTAAGTGTGCCTTGCATTTCAGTTCCCTCAAACTGTATATCTATTGATTCATTGTTTGTAAACATATTAAACCCAGCAGATGTACTATTAAAATTTCCTTTTAATTCATAAAATTGATTACCTGTAGGAGTTATATTAATTGTTTGTAGTGTTAGTACTAAATCACCAGTTGCTTGAGATAGCCCTTTACTTATTAAAGTAGCAGCTGTTATTGTTATAGTATCCCCGCTAGAATATAATCCATTTTGTCCTATTTGATTACCCGCTCTGGCTCTATAAGCATAATAACCCAAATTCCCTAATTGAGGATTTCCTATCTTATACTTGAGATAAATAATTGCTCCTGTTCCATTACCACTAGTAGTATAATCTGAAGATTGAAGGATTATTTCATCGTTGGGTAAATTTGGGTTTGTTGATTTAAGTAAATATGTTGATGGTGCAAAATCAATAAATCCTAACATCATAACCGTTGAAGCTGGTGCTATATTACCTGTCCTTACCAGATTTACTTGATCTAAATTAAATAGGAAAAAGTTAGTAGTTAAAGAATTAGAACGAACCCTAGCTGTACCTATCAGTTTACCATCTTGAATTTGAGAAAGGTTTTGTAGTTTTTCTAAAAAGGGAGTTGGAACAAATGTGGCATTTGTAGCACCCATAGACATAGTTGTTACTGATGTCGCTGTAAGAGAGTTAAATTTTATGTCATCGCTTAGTACTGGTGGTGATATTGTTGTATCTGTATCTGTGTTAAAATCTTGTGGAAATAACGAAGATGTTGTATTTTCTTGATATAAATATACTGTAGAACCATAAGCGTTATTACCACCTTGATTATACCTAGTCATTATATAAGGGTGAATTAATCTACCCCCATTAAATACTTGAAATGAACCACTAAAAGCTTGTGTTGTTAATAGACCATTTGGTGGGGGGTATGTACCTGATTCATTTTGGGTGTTAATATAATTCCCGTTTAGATTTAATTCTTGTGCTATTGCTCCTAAACCAGCAAAATCTATACTTATAGTATTTGTATTGGTATCAAATAAACTTGTACCTGGGGCGTTTAAACTATATGAACCATAATAACTTAGACCTACTGGTAGCCAAGGTTCAACTGGTAGTCCAGAACCTGTTTCTGTTAATATGTAAGCTTTATATGGTCTATGTAAATAAGGGTTATATCTAAATGCATTAGCATCTTGTACTCCTATAGGTTCTTTACCTCTATATACCCACAATTCTTGATTAGATTCTATTGGGATTGTAAATGAACCCGCACTAAGTGAATTAGCAGACGGTACAATATAAGAAACGCTTGTACCTAAAGAAGATATCTTTGCAGTATATTCAGGATCAAAATCAGGGTTAGGAGATTTACTAGACGTTAGTAAAGCATTCATATCCGCTTTATTATCCGAACCCGATACTAATATTTGATTTGTGTCTTCTTTAAAGTAATATTTAATTTGATCCGGCATTGCTAATATTTAGTTATAAATAATATAATATTTTTTTTTCTGTACTCCAAGGGGTTTTACATTTATGGTTGGAGATAATTATTACCATCACTACTCCATACATCTTGATCTATATAAGCAGTGAAATTATTGTTAATGTTACTCTGATTTCTGAATATTAATCTTCCTGATCTTTCTGTACTATTGTAACTACTTCCATAACCCCCAACGTCTATATCTAAATAAACAGTTAATGTTCCTTGTCCACTATTAATAACTGTGTTTCCTGTTGGTGTAGTATAACATCTAAACCAGTTGCTACCATCATCAAATTGGGTTAATATCGTCCAGTTTAGTGTTGTCAAAGATGCAGTTACCGTAATTGGATACCTACTCGTTGGGTAATTTGGTACTGAAGATAGATTGTTAGGGAAATTAACAGTAATAAAAGGAAGGGGTGGTTGAGTAAGTGTTCCAATTATCACTGTAGGTGAATATATTGGTGCCTGATCATCAAACATATTTAAGGTAATGCCTATTTCAACAGAAGAAGCAGTTATTGAACCTGTATATAACTGCAAATCAGTTTGTCCTAAGTCTCCTACTAATGATGAATTATCTAATACTTGTGTTAATGATTCTTGTGCATTCATAAACCAAGGCACAGTACTTTTAGCATTTACTTCTCCAGCTGTAAACCCTGTTTCTTCATCGGCATCAAATTCTCTTGAACCAGTATTGAAATTACCTAAAATGTCAGTATTAAAACCAGTACCTGATGATACTCTATATATATCTCCATTATCATCCGCCTGTAAGTAACTTGCATCATCCCATCCTCTAAAGAAAGATTCTGTTGGAAAACCCGGTGATCTATCAGTTGGTGGAAAATATCCTTGTGCTATAGATTCACTAAGATTAATATTTGGAGTAACTGTTGGGTCAACTCCAGAAGATGTTGCATAATAATTAAATACACCACTAGCACTAAATGTTAAATCAACAAATTGAGAATCAAATGATGATACAGCATCTGATGAAGGTGGTTCATTTATTATAAGTAATGTTGCATCTTCAGTAGCAGGAATGTTATCATTTTGTATTGAAGCATTTGATATATACCATGTTTGGTACCCTTCAATTAATGTATTATTAAAATCAGAAGCTCCAGTTAAATTTAAAATTAAATATTCACTATCTTGTATGAATGGAAGTATTGTAACACCATTAATATCACTATTAGAGATTTTAATATATTTTACTTTATTAGTTGGAATAGGGTCTAATATCCGAGTTGGGAGTGAAAGTGATAAATCTAGAGAAGCAAAAGAAATGTCAAATCCTAGATTTGTTAACTCGGCTGCAGTAACTGTTATTACACCTCCACCTTCATAATCTTTTGGGGCATCAGCTCCTGCAACAAAATATGCAGATATTATCTCAAAACCTGCTCCTTCACCTACCCCAGACTCTAAATAAAGTCTACCTTTTTCAGCACCATTTCCGGATATTTTTGAATATACAAAATTTTCTGTAATAGCAGAAGTTTGGTTTGTAAATTGTGGGGATGCTAATACAGGTAAAGAGTTATTTAACCCCATTCTAGGGTCAGATAGTGTGTCTGCCCATAACCATATATTGCTTTTTAATGGTAAGTTATCTGGGGATAAAAATGATGATTCAAGGAAGCTTCTTTTATTAAAAAAGTTAATATAAAATTGATAATCAGGTACATCGTCTTGTCCAAAAAAGGCACCACAAATATCTTTTAATTTTACATCTATAGTATTAGGAAATTCCCCATTATAAAATTCACGTTGATCAATTCTTTCTATTGTTAGAGGACCTTGTCCGTATGAATCTAAGTTTGTATCCTTACTTGAACCTATAGGGAAATTAGTACCCATTGTTGGGTATACAATTTCTTCCATATCTTGTATAACTCCAGGATATGCTTTACCAAATAATGATGCGGATACTTCAGCACCTGTTTTACCGCTATATGGTGATCCAGATGTTACAAAGCAGAAAGTAGATAACTCATCTTCGTCCTTTAATAATATTGCAGGAGGACCATTGCTTATTACTGTTAAATGGGCTATAAATGAAGCGGTAGTTTGGTACCCATATGTATTTGAATTAGCAACAAAATCAGACCCATACTGTGCATCCCCATAACCATTATCTGGGAGTATATCTATAAAATCTATTTGATGTGTAATATCAGTACCATTAAAGCCTGCTGCTAACCCAGTTAATGGGTATGGAGTAGCTATCCCTAAGTTTAAAAATATTTCTGATTGGGATATTGATGAGGTTAATGAATTAAAGAATTCAATATTATTGCCTCCTTGTTCATTATATATACTAAAACTCATTGTATTAGTTGAAGTTCCAACTGTACTTGAGAATAAAACAGTACCATAATTATATTCTGCTGCTGTTAAATCGTTAGAAGAAGAATACGAATAAAATGGTAAACATGTTTCTTGTATTGAGGTGCTTATTGGTGCGTTGTATATATTATTAAATGGGTCAAATACTCCACCTGTTCCACCATCAAAAACATATATAGATGAACCACTTATTTTATTGTTTTGTGGATAATCATTAGAGCCAGGATTAAAATCTCTAGCTTGTGATAATACTGTACCTTCTAGTACTTGATCTTTTTGTACTATTGGCACCACTACACTAAATGGATCTGCAGGTGTGTTTTCAAAGTAAGTAGACATAGTTACAGCAGAAGAAACTTGTGCTGGTCTTTGTCTATTTCTTTCTAATAAGTTTTGTTTAATTACAACACCAGACGATAAACTTGTTCTAGCAGGTGTAAAATCTTCTAACATTTTAAATAATGAATTGTCGAAGAATTTAATTAACCTAACAAAATCGTTTACATCATAACTAGTTATATATTTTGTAAAATATTCATCTCTTAGTCTATCTAATTGAGAATATGAATACCCTGATTCTGATATTTGTCTTGGATCACCAATATAATCTCCTAAATTAAATGCACCTATTTGTGCTATAATGTCATCGTTAGTTTGGTCTGTAGGTGAAAATGCTACCTCTAAATAATTTATACTTGGATTACTTCCACTAGGGAAGACTGATTGTTGAATAGATATATAAGGAGATAATGTGTCACCTATTGGTAATACTTCTTGATCAATTTTAATTTGATCTGATATTCTGTTTTTAATACCCCCTGGTACTTGGTTTAAGTATATTTCTTCAGTATTTTCAATAAAGTTACCTTGCACATAAAATGAACTGTCATCTCTAAATGAACTTGTTGTTACCCAAGATCCTGTTACTTTAGGGTGTATTGATGTTCTACTAGAAGTTATTAATTGTGTACCTAAATCTGCTCTAAAAGCTAAGTCTAAGGGAGTAGAATTAATTGTATTACCCTGTGTTGAATAGGGGTTAACTACATAATCATAAAATAAACTTTCACTTAATGGTATGTCCCAATATCTTATTTCTTGAAATGCCCCAGTAAATTGGATGTAATTATTACCATTTAAATTATAAGTACCTTCACTAAATGAAGAGGTTTCACTTGTGGCATAATATTGCCAAGTGTAAGTAGTAGAATCGGAACCTGTAAATCCTATTTTGTCACCAATTCTATTAGCGGCATATAAGATAGCCTTTTCGGAATTATTATAATCTACTGTTACCATAGCTGACCACCAACCTCCGTCAAAGAAAGGTAAAGTTATAGAGGCAGTATCATTAGTATTATTAGCACCATCAGGCCAAAAAGTTAGTTTACCATATTGATTATCAAGTGCTGGAACTGACCCTGAGTATGAACCTGAGGTTAGACCCGTTCCCGAATATTCTAATGTTATGTTAGATTTATTTTGGTCTGTTTTCCATATATTATAATAATATGGTGGTGGGTTTTGAGTTTCATCTGGTAGTCCAGGTGTCTTAAACCTAAATTGCATTGATCTTGGTGCTGTAGCACTATTTGGGAAATCTTGATTTAATACAAAAGAAGATGTTATATAACTATTAACTCCTCCATCTGCATGGAAAGCATAATTATAAACATTTTCACTATAATCCCAATCTTGAAAATCATTTCTATCTTTACCCCCAAATTCATTTATTCTTAAAATAGTATCTGGGATACCATATGAAGTAATTAATGCTCTTAAACCAGCTACTGTACCCTTAGTTTTAAGTAAATAAGGTATATTGTGGTAAATTCGTTTATATAAACGCTTGTTAACATCATCCAATGGGACTATATCATTCGATGCCGATATTTGAGTAGTTACGTACTCATACCCAGAAGGTGTCGCAACTGCGCCACCAATTGAACCAGTCATATATGGAAAAGGGAATGTACTACCTGAAGGAGTTAATCCTAAAAAGGATGTATATAAATCGTTAGAATTAAAATTATTTGAATATAATTTAATACCAAAATCCCTAATAGCATCTGCTACTAAATCCTTAGAAATACCATAATCTAAACGGTTATCCGCGTCAAATCTAGTGGTAATATTTTTAGTGTATAACCATGTATTATCATACTGTTGAGCAACCATATCAACGAATAATTCATACTTCGCGTTATTTGGGTCTGATCTTAAGTATTCTGGGATTGAATTATATAAATAATCTTGGTTATTTTCATCATAATCAGAAGCAGATAAAGCCTGACCACCATAATAAGCATTTTCAGGATCTGCACTACCTAACCAGGTTTTAATTATTGTACTAGTTGTTGGTTCTAGAATATAAGGAGGTTCTGTATTGGATTTTGGGTAGGATTTAAGTGAACCACTATTATAGTACATAAAATACTCATACCCATCAAAACCCTCAATTATCTTAGTAATTGAAGTTGTTAATTCCGCTTTACTTGCACTATATAACCCATCAGTAGTAGGTAAATTACCTATTTTTGTATTTGAGGATTGAATTAGCCCTACTTTATAATAAAAATTTTCTAATCTTGTCTGTGCAGAAGAGAAATGTACAAATTCTTTGTAATCTTCATAGTTTACATTGATGTTTATTTCTTTTCTATTTAATATATTTTTTAATTGGTCAAATGAACTTGTTACATTTGTACTAAGTAAAGTATTATAATTAAAATTTTGTGATGCCTCCCCTGTTTGTTGAGTTACAGATATACTGTAATTTGGTCCTTTTATTAATTGAAAATCATTAGGTATAAAATCTTCCTCGGGGAAAGTTACTTTATAGGCCTGTGGTGAAGATATTTCTTCTACTACCCATAATGTAGACTTTAAAGTAAAATTAGGAGGTAAAGGTTCATATAATTTAATTAATACTGAAGGTTCTACTTCTGTTTCAATATCTAATCTTAAATTATTAGCAATAACTTGTTGGTCATTTCCAAAATTAAGGAAAAAATCTACAAAATAATCAGCATTTTCTCTATATTCAATAAACTCTTGTGAAGATGATATTATTAAATCAGAGGGTATTGTTGAACTTTTTAACCTAAGTTCTGTTCTATCTGAACTGATTTCACAAATATAATAATTTGCGAATTGGTCAGATGTTAATCTTTTTTTATAAAAATTATAGGTAGAATAAAAAGTACCACTATCATACCCAATATTTTCTAAATTTTGAGCTGGGTATAATATTGTATCTCCTTCTATTACACTATATTCTCTTTGATCATATATTCTTGTTTCTTCTCCTTGATTTGGAAATAACAAATTCTTCGAATTATCGTAGATATAATATTCAATATAATCACTTGATGAAGTAAAACTTGTATCTAGTATTCTAGAGTCAATTAGATTATTATCTTGCTCCGAATACTCTTGATATTCAAACGTAGTTGGATCAACTTGATTTATTATTATGTTATTTTTTTCTTCCATATTAGTATCCTCCGCTTGTTGATGTTGATGTTGGGTTTGCAGGTGAACTGCTTACAATAGTTGTATTAGTAGTGTTTGTAGCAGGACTATCTCCTACATCTGAAACACTATCTACTATTTGTCTATAATCATCTGAATTTATTTCAACATCATCTATTGAGTTTATATCTAGGCCTAAATCAGTACCTGATAAAGCTTCTGCTTTTTCTATTTGAGATTGTAATAAATCTCTTCTTAATTGGGTAATTTCTTTTCTTAGGGATTCAATTATCTTATTATTATCCTCAAAGCCAATATATTCTTTACTAGTTTCTATTAAATATCGATGAGAATTAGTATCCCCTAAAGCAGGAATCTCGTAAAATAAATCATTATAGTATTGAAAGAATTCATTAACAGTAACTGTTATTTCTAATTCCTCATTAACAGAGAGATTACCT